TGTTTGAGAGTACCCAAGCAAGGCTTCAGCGCATCTTTTTTCAAGTATTTCAGTTTTCATGCGAGTAGCCTAACATGATAAAAAAGTTGCGTAAATTAGGGAAAACCCCTATGTAAATTCAGGAATCTGTGTGGCACATTATCGGTGTGGGCAAACAGTAGCCCACGTTTAACAGGAGTAAATATGCCGATTCTTAATGGAAAAAAGGTTGTAGACCTAGAAGTAGATGGAGTAGATAGCAGAGACTTCCCAGACTTCTCTGATGCCTACTTTTCAAGTGGATGTTATGAAGATGGAACACCATTGACAGAAGATGAGTTGAATAAACTTACCGATCTGGCTGGTGATGTTCTGTGGACAATGGCTTATGAAAGTTTCCACTAATGAAAACACTATTTGAACAGTATTCTGAACACTTCTCAGACATCCACTACTGCCCCTATTGCCTGGCAATCAAAGGGGATAAAATAGTTTGCTGCCAAGAAGCAGACTTTATCGAGTTCAAGGATTTATATCCTGAACAACAAAAAGAGATTATTCAACAAGAGTTAAACGAAAATCAAAGGAGTTAATATGTCAATAGAAGCGTTACTGAAAAAAGATGTCAATTCTCATACAGAGAAGAAAAACAACCTGACCTACCTATCATGGGCTTGGGCATGGGCAGAAGCTCTTAAAGCTGATCCTACCGCCACCTACAAGGTGGAGATGTTTGGCGACAAGTGTTTCATGGACATAAATGGTACGGCAATGGTGTTTGTTACCGCTACCATGTTTGGCAAACCAATGACCTGTCAGTTGCCTGTGATGGACTACAGAAACAAGGCCATCCCTACTCCCGATGCGTTTGCGGTAAACACTGCCATCATGCGGTGCATGACAAAGGCTTTAAGTCTGCATGGCTTGGGTCTATACATCTATGCGGGTGAAGATTTACCTGAAGAGGGCAGATCAGTAGTGATTACGCCTACTCAGGGCGCACAAGATAATATTCCTCCAGAGGAATTACAGTACTTGCAAGAGATGGCAATGGAATTGATTGCCATGTGTGAGCAAGGTGACCCCAAGGCAGCTTGGGATAAGTTGGAAGGAGAGAACCTAGATGCAGAACAAAAGATTGCATTGTGGACACTCCTACCTAGTAAGGTGCGTTCAGCGTTAAAGAAAGCGAAGGAAATGTGATGGACAATAAACAAAATCAGCGGGATAACAGTGGTGTACTTTTTAAATCCGACAAAATTGAAAACGAAAGGTCGCCTCAGTACAAAGGAAATATTACTGTTGAGGGTAAAGACTACTGGATTTCTGCTTGGGTGAAAGAGGGAAAGTCGGGCAAGTTCATGGGCTTGGCAGTATCACCCAAAGAGGAATACAAACCAAAGACCTCTGAGCGTTCTAAAACAACCAACTTTGATGATTCTGATCTGCCTTTTTGAGTTAATATAAACCCGAGGGGAGAGCTGTGCAAAGGATTTTCCTAGCTTGCAGACGAGCAGTTTTCCCCTCACCCAATAGGAGTTAAAAATGGATATTACAGTTGTAGCGATTAAAGATAACTTTTACGGCCCAAACAAAGGTAAGGGTGAGTTATTTCTAGAACCCTCTTCGCACCATAAACGTGTTGTGCGTTCGACCGCCAAATGCCCTTGGCACAAAGAGATTTCTGAGAGCCTCTTGGCTGACCACTGCAAGGGAACATTTCATTGTCTTTCTTGTGGCGTTGAAGGGTTTTTAGTGGAAGGCACAAATGAGAGATTTCTTACTCTACAAAGAGAAGATACATAACTTTTTAATTGATAGGAGTCAATAATGAATGATATTTTCGGCAACATGAAACAGTCAATGGAGAGATTCTTCGGTACGCCAGCGTTTAAACTGGCTAGAAGAGAAGACCCCACAACGAGCCATCAGGCGGCTCAAGCAGTTGATAGCACCAAGCTAGAACAAATGGTCTACGAGGCCATTAAGAGCCATCCAGAGGGGTGTATATCAGACGAGATACTAGCGATGTATCCAAACTACCCATATTCCTCAATAACAGCAAGGTATCGTGCTTTGTTAGACAAGGGATTTATCGAAGTATCAGGTGTCAAACGTGGCAAATTTGGCAGAAATCAACGAATTATGAAAGCCGTCAAATGATAGAAAAACCACCTTATTCCAAGATCAGTTACCCTTCAGTGCCAAACAAGGACTTTAAATGGTCTTCTGGCTCAGACGTTCAAGCCATTTGGAGAAAGTTTGGATGGACTCCACCTTCAGAGAAGATGCTGCCACCCCCACCCGAGAAGTACCAAGAGCCTTTGCGGAGGGTCAGATGACCAAAGACGATGCAATAAAAATTGCCAAAGATGTATTGGACTACAACCCTGAAACTGGCGTTTTAACTTGGTCAAAAGTTAGCAATCGTACTGATAGGTTTGGAATGGAAGCTGGGTGGTTGGACGGCACAAAAGGTTACCGAAAAATAGAAATCAAAGGATTTTCATTTCGTGCGCATCGGATTTGTTGGCTATTAGCTTATGGAGAATATCCAAAAGATGAAATTGACCATATCAATGGAATTAAAAACGACAATCGTTTAATAAATTTGCGACAAGCCACACATGCGCAAAACTGCATGAATCGAAAAATTAACTTTAACAATAAAGTTGGATACAAAGGGGTTCATTTGAGAAAGGATACAAAAAAGTATGTTTCTATAATTTGGAAAAATGGGAAATGTCACTATTTGGGTCAGTATGACGCTCCGAAACAAGCACATGACGCTTATGTGAAGGCATCAGTAGTTATTCATGGAGAGTTTGCTAATCATGGTGAATTTTCAACAATTTAAAAGTAAATGCAATGTCATACGCTGCCGCATTGCTTAAGAAATATCAAGAACCTTTGAGGAGGGTAAGATAAATGGGAATCATCAGAACATGGCTCAATGACCATGATTTCATTGATAGACCAGACCGAAACGAAGTGCTAGAGGAGGTTGCCAAGGAGTTCGACAAGATGAAAGCCTTTGGTGACACAGCACAGAGTTTCGCTAGTTTTGTGAGGAATATGAAGTCTTGCCCACCCTGTTTAAACACTTGCAATCAAGGTAGAGACTGCCCTAAGAGGATTTCTTAGGTAAGAACTTCTATCGCATGGTTAATGTGTTTAATTCTGTCATCAAGACCGATAAACCCACCATTGATCTTTTTAGTCATGGTTCTGTAGTCACGGGAATCAGCGTATTGGTTTAGCTTATGCGTATCCCAGAACCAACCAGCAGTTAGTGCGGCATACATCGGAGTAGCCACTAACTCTGGTTGCATTACAAAATCAACCCCTAGAGCCTGACCCGCATGAAAATAGTTTGCATGGCCTGTCAACTGGATACATCCTCTTCCCTTAAAACGCCACCCATCCCCTGAAGCCTCATCCCTGTTTCCCATGCGATTAGAGTAGACAGTATTGGCAATCAACTTAGGGTTTCTAGCGCACATCTGTGCCTTGGCAGCATCAAACCTTTTAGGCCATAACTTCTGCAAAGCCTCTGCCCTATACATTAAATTTTCTTCAAGTATTCTAAAGTTCCCACATTCATGTCCACATTGACCAATAAAAGCCGCTTTTCTAAGTGGATTCATAATGTCAAAGCGTTCAAAAGTGGCATTTAAGGCATCTACCCACTCCGCACCAATGTGAAGTTGTTTAAGTTGTTCAGCGTTTATCATTCAACAGGTCTCTCATCTGGTTATACGAGTCTACGCAAGCATTCAAAGCGACAGTATTCTTATCCCCTTGGGCGACTATTTCTGCGATGGCATCGATTGTTGCTCTTTCGGCATCAGAAGGTTCATTAGCCTGTCTGTCAGATTCACTGGTTGCTTTTGAATCTGTGCTGGTAAAGGCGGTATTTGCGGAGGTTTGTAGGTTACTTGGGGGGCAGAGGCGCAACTTGCCAGCACGATTGGCAACAGCAAGAGCAGTAGTTTTTTTGTTGATAGCATCATTGGCTTCCTGAAGTTTGGCAGATTGTTGAGAAAGTTTTTCAGTCATGTTTTGCTCGATCTGACGAGCTTCATCATTCTTTTTGGCAATGGCAATCTTCATGTCGCCATCACGCTCTAGCCATCCATAGTGGTGTCCCACTTGGTATGTACCAAAGAGAGATACCAAAGCACCCACAATAAGCCACGGGAGAGGGATTGGAAACATTATTCAGCCTCTTTTCTTGCTTGAGCCAACTCTTCACGCTCTTGGTCATCTTCTAGGTGGTCAGGAGGGGTTGTCGGAGGAGGGCCAGGTGTCCAAGATTCATCCAATTCTGGGTTCTTCCAAACAGGCATAGCACCAAAAGGTTGAGAGGGCAAACCATACGCAGATTGCGGAGAGGCATAGGAAGACCCATAGGAGGGATTAAAACCGCCACCTCCATAGCCCATTGGTTGACACGTTGGTGGAGGATTAAACGCTCTGGCGGCACTTGACATAGCCCGTTTACCAATAACTCCACCGATACCACCAACAATCAGTAGAACAATGTCGTTCAGCATCTTGGTATAGGCTTGGTCAATCGGGGCCATGCTCTTGATGGGCTGAGTGACAAAAGTCACAGAATAGAGCAAAGCAGCAACAATAAACATGAGGATAAGTGTGACTGCAATCACAACAAACCCCCAAATCCTTACCTCAATCTCTTCAGTTGTTAACTTTGGTTTCTGGTTGGACATCATTGATTTTTTTCTCCAAGATTGGGGCAACCAAGTACTCAGGGCAAGTCTGAGTGAACTGGCATCTAGGTTTTTGACATGGTTCAGCATGGAAGTTATCTGGGTTTTGGCAAAAATAGCGATATTTTTCATCACAACCATGTAGCATAAAAGCTACAAATACAAGTAAGTACTTCATTTACCAAGACCAACCTTTCCAAGTAGAAGATTGACAATTCTGTCAGACAGATCATCAGGTAAGAACTTCAGAAAACCCAAGAAATACAAAGCCACTAATCCGTAAACGAATATCTTGAGGCACAAGTCAAAGGTCTTTTGATACTCATTCACCGACCACACCTTCTTGTTGTCTCGCAGAATGTCATCAACTCATTGACACCAACAAAGACTAAAAACAAAACAAGAAATATTCCACCGATTGCCAGACCAATCTCTAGTTGTTCTTGTTCTTTCTGTTTAGCTTTCTTTTCCGCTGCTTTCAAAGCACTTATCTCTTTGGCATCTGCCAAGTCCATCTCTGCTTGACGGGCTTTAATCTTGTTCCAGACATCAATCTTTCCTGTCTGCATGAAGAGCATCTTTAACTCTTCCTCAAACGCCCTAGCCTGTTCTAAAGCCATCTCAATCTGGAGGGCAGTCCCCATGTTTGAGCCTTTGCCAGACTGTTTAGCCTGAAGCATGGCTTTTGTAGCTACAGACTTAGCGTCAAATAGCTTACCAATCATGGGCGCAAGTGAGCCTAGGTCGTTGGCAACATTAGCTGCCTTCTTGACCATCGAAATAGCTGACTGTATGCCAGCTAGAGCCGTTATCGGATCAATCACTTCTTTCTCTCCCACTTGAGACAGACTACTCTGCGATTGTAAACATCGCCAGTCCAAGTCCATTTAATACATCGGTACTCTATGGTTGCCGCCAAGAGAAAGGCGATCACGGAAATGCCCAAACAACAATATAACTACAGAAAATTACAAAACAAAGAAAGAGGACTACTGCAATTGTTATAGTCCAATCTTTCATGGTTTTATTTGTATCTTTGCTCTAACATTTGTAACTCTTGTTGCTCTTCTGCAGTCATTGGTTTAGCAAGAGACGAGGCACTTGATTCCATAAAATCTTCTTCAGTGACTCCTGCTGTTCTGTAGGCTTCATTCATCAAGCCAACAGTCTTTATTGCCAATCGTTTTGCCTCATTACCTGCTGCGCTTCTAACTTTCCCAAAAGATTGCTCTGCTGCAATGAGTTTTTTAATTCCTTCTTTGCTTGTTGCAAACTTCGCAAGAACACGAGGAGTTAACAATACTCCACCAGCAGTGGCGGCAGCGCCTAAAACGCCTAATTCACCAGAACCACTAGCATATCCAGTTGCCAACAAAAGCAGTCCTTGTGCGGCATTTGCTTGAGCAGATGAAATAGCAAGAGAGAATGTGTTATTTGGTTTTTGTTGACTTAACTTAGCCGCATTGACAAGCAAAAGCAAATTGTCTTTAATTTTCTCATTGTCTACAGCAGTATTAAATGTTCTCAGAAATTTCTTATCTTTTAAATTTTTCTCCAACGCCAACAAAGAACTTATAGCTGTATCTCCACCTTCTGCACCAATCAATCCTGAAATGTATGCTCTTTGCAAATTGTTTTTTACAGAAGCAACATCTAGGTTTGGGTTAATAGTTTTTGCTCTTTTTAAGGATTCGTAAAAATCAGTAATTTCAGTGACATTACCTTTTGCAAAAATGCTTTCACCTACACGCTCTGCTGTTTTATTGTTAAGTTTTGCAAGAGTCTCAGGGAATAATTCTGTAATGCTCTCACGATAAAAAGCAGATGTTTCATCGTAAGCCTTTTTTAGGCGTGGGTTTAGCTTTGATGCCGCTGAATCCATTTCAGCACCAATAGCTTTTATGTTTTGCGTTAAAACAGCAACAACTGGATCGTTTGCACCAAACTCAGATTTTACAGCCCTTAATTGAGCGTTTAAATCTGAACGAAATTGGTGAGCTTGTGAAAAAGTTATATTTTCTTTTAGGTCAGAGATTTCTTTGAGTTTGGCAACAACACTATTGCTTAGTGCAACATTTGGAGAACCAGATACAGATATATCTGCGGCCTCTTTTAGTCGAGCTTTTGCTTGATTAGCTATCGATCCAACATTTACAGAAACATTTTTCCCAGCATCTGTAATAACTTGATAAGCGTCATTTGCCGCAAGACTTAACTGTGACTGAGCATCTTGTATCGCAGCTTTGTAACTAGCCCCAGCGTCAACGTCATCGACAATATTGGGAGATATTTCGTTAAGAATTTTATCTCTTTTGCTTTTCAAGGCGGCTGTGTTTGCTTCTTCAAGACTTTCAAAAACGCCTTTTCCTGTTACAGATGCTCGGCCTATTGACTCAACTACACTAGATGTAGGTGTTGGTTTAACTTGAAAACGTGTTAATCCACCCAAACCCTCTTCTTCTAACAACTGTTGCACTTGACGTTTCATGTCTACATCAGGAGTTGCTTTTGTTGAAAACAAACCTAATTGCGGTAGTTTGTCTTTTGCAATCCTAAAAAGATCACCACCCAACTTAAAAACTACATTACCACCCGCATCCAAAGCCATTTCTGTCATTGCATTAGATAATTGCTCGGCATACTGTTTACTCAATGGTTCTTGTTTACCAGTTAAAGCCTCAACTTGTTGTTTTGCTACTGTTCCAGTAACTGCTCCAGCACCTGTGCCAGCTATACCCCTAAGTAAAGTTGTCATCAAAGTTCGTGCTTCTGCCCCAGCCACAGGACTGCGAGTTGCCGCTGTTGCAACTGCGCCACCAACTAAGCCACCTATTTCAGGTAAAGCCTCAACAGTTGCCTTCCCAAATTGTTGCAAAGGAGTGGGTTTTGGCCTTGTCTCATCAAGTACAGAAGTGCCATACTTGCCTTCCAATTGATCCAACTCTTGTTGTTCTTCAGGTTTTAATGCCATGATAAAAGCCTTTGTTTTCTGTAGTTACTGAGTTTTTGATTTTTCACGAAGCTCTTTAAGTCTCGTAAGGTCTTTTCTAACTTTTTCTGCAACATCTTTACGTTCAGTTGCAAAATTAAATTTATTCAAATCACCGCCTGATGCAACATACTTGTTAACAACTTCATTTAATTCAGAATCAATTAAGGCATCTGTCTCAATTTTGTCGGCTACAAATTGAAGTGTTTTTAGAGACAAACCTCGTGTTCCAATGGTTTCTTTTAAGAATTTAACGTCTTTGTCTGATAAAGCACCTTTAAGTTTACTTGCCGCACCAATGGTCATTTCGCCTAGAATTGTGTCAATAATTTGCGAATCAGGAACGCCTTGAATGTTTATTCCAAAAACCTCCGCAACCCTGCTTGCTTGTAATTTGACGTTTGAATCAACACCAGTAAAAGCAGTTGGTAACAGTGATTTTAGATTTCTTGCTAAAGTTACTCGATCAGTAGCACCATACGCATCAGTTTCTACTTGAGAAGCAAGATCAGTTTTGTTTTTTGATATTGCTTTTGCTTGTTGGGCTGCTGGCACATTAACTTCAAGTTTAGTCCCTTTAGATGAACCCTCGGCTTTGATGGCCTCTTGTACTTGGGCTAATAGCGGAGAACCAGGTGGCAAAGTTGCCGCATATTCTTGAAGTTTTTGAATAGTTGTTTTTGTCTCTGGTTTATCAGCAGGAGTCATTTGTTTTTCCAAAGACTCGTTATAGGCAGTGATGTACTCTGGAGAGCCTTCTACGCCTTTTGTTGCGGCTACTGCCCTAGCCAAACGAACCTTCTCAGGATCGGCTTGGAATCGCTCACGAGTTGCCGCAGCCAGAGATGCCTGTCCTGCCGCTAAACGCTGTTGTTGTTCAGCAATTTGTACTTGAGCCTTACGAGCAAAATCAGCCAATGCAAAAGCACCCTGTTGATCTCCCATCCCAGCAAGAGTTTTAGCCCCATTTAACAAAGAAGTAGGATCAGATTGATCTACTTGACCAAGAACTTGTTGTCTAGCACTGATTAGCTTCAACTGTGGGTCTTCTATGCCTAAAGCACCGCCAATAGCACCAGTAAGCCCTCTAGCCCCTGCATAGGTCATTGCCGCACCCGCTTCACCAGGAGTCAGTTTAGCAAGGTCAATACCCTCACGCAAAGCACTTCTGCGTTGTTGCTCACCATACATTTCAGGAGTCAACCCGAACAGACCCGCTACGATATTTTCTGCCATGATGATTCCTTACAAATATAAACCAAGGTCTTGGCTACCATAATAGTTACCAGTACCAAATGTTGTTGCAGGTGCGCTCATAGCCGTTGTTGCTGGAACACCACCAAACAATCCACCTACTACTTGACCAAACAAAGGATTAGCCGCTGCTCCAGACAATGCAGAAGCGTATGGGTTTCTAGTGGCATCTGCACCAGTTGCCAAGGCTACGCTTTGACCCGCACCCGTTAAGCCTAAACGACCTACGTTGTAACCTGCTGTAGATGTTTCTTTACCAAGACCAACACCCAATTGGAAAGGTTGCTGACCTGCCGCTTCCAAGGCTTGCATCTGTCCAAAAGCACTTGTAAATGGTGCATAAGCGGCTTGTTGACCACCATAGTATTGACCCATAGTCTGTGCGCCTGTACCAAGCAATCCCGCACCAAACTGGACTTGTTGTTGACCAAACTGTTGAGCATTAGCCGCCAATTGAGCTTCTTGTTGAGCACGAGCGTTATACAAAGCCTGTAGTTCAGGAGTAGTAGCACCCAAAGTACCACCTTGAGCCACTGATAGACCGCCACGACCTTGTTGTTGGAGTCTGTTTTGCAGATTAGCAAGTTCAGTCTCTCTGCCTGGTTGCAACAAAGCCATCTGCTGATTCAGATAGTTCTGAGCAACTTCTTGAGGATTCTGTGCCAAGTATTGATTACCCAAACCAAATAGACGTTGTGCGCCTGTTTGAAGAGGAGCAAACTGTTGTTGGGCTTGTTCTGCTTGTGTTAAACCTGCACCCGCCAAAGTAAGGAATCGGTCTTGAGCATTCTTTGCTTCAGGGCTTAATGTGTATCCTGCGCTAGTGAGTTGACCTGTTCTAGGATCGACTTGGAATTGTGAAGTACCAAATCTAGTGGTCATTCCGATAGGTCTAAACTGAGCCGCTTGTTTAGCAGCAGCAGTCTCAGCATCAATCATTGCTTGCGCTCTTTGAGCCGCTTCACGAGATGTTTGTTGTTGGAGCAGACCCGCACCAGTTTGTGCAGTAGATTGGAACAAAGCCGCAATCTGAGCCGCAGTTAAACCTGTTTGAGCCAACTTTGTAATGTCTGTAATTGATGGAACACCTATTGGCGGAACAATTGGAGGAACGCCTGTTGGAGGCACGATAGGTGGCACTACAGGAGGCACTGTGGGCGGTACAACGGGTGGTACAACGGGTGGTACAACTGGAGGCACAACAGGGGGGACAACTGGAGGTACAACAGGTGGTACAACTGGAGGAGTTAGCAATCCTGGTGTAGTTACGGGAGGCACAAAAGTAGGTGTAAACGCACCCGCACCTGCATTGAGTAACTCAAATTGAGCAGCCGCATCTGCCGCTAATTTAGCCGCCACAGATTCAGCAGTAATACCACCTGCCGCACCTGTAAGAACACCACTACCACCTGTTAAAGAGGTTATTGTTGGAACAGTAGCCCCGCTAACTAACGAAGCACCACCAGCCGTTCCTCCTAAACCACCCGTAGCCAAATCTAACTGGGCAAGCTCAGTAGCCGTTAAAGCTGTTCCAGCACCTGCATTCAATATGGCTGGCAAACCAAAGAGTAAACCCGCACCTATTGCAAACTCTTTTAGACCACTTTTAACTTCTTGTTGAGTGCCAGTTTGCTCTACTTCACCAGTAGGTGTGTATTGGGTGTACGCTCCACCTGCCCTGTTATCAGTAGCTTTGTAAGTAATAACATTCTCAAGTCCACCAACCTGTTGATCCATTCCAGAGCCACTTACTTGGTAAACAGGCTGAACAATGGTGTCGCCAAGAGTTACTGTTTGTCCTTGAGGAACAGTAGCCGCCACACGAGCCGCAACTGCACCTTCATCTAAGCCAACAGCCGCAGCCATTTGAGCAGGAGAGATTTGGAAAGTCTCCATAGCCGCAACAATCTGGGCATCAGTCATGCCTGGATTTGCAAGCAAATAATCTACGATTTGTTGACTTGTGAAGGCCATGATGTTTACTCCGCTTCTTTAGGAACTTGCGCTTCAGCCTGTTCTTTTATTTTAAGAATCAGAGGCCACACGCCACTAGACGATGGGAGGTTTCCCAAGGTCTGCAATACAAAGTTAATCTCGTTAACGTCTAACTCTAATTTCATGCTTGACCCCATGGAACACCCGTTGAGGTAACAGGGTTCTTTTGCAAAGCAATATTAGCTGCCAGAGCATCTTCTGTGGCTTGCTTATCAACAGATTCCCATACCCAATTCAATACTTCAGCTTCAGTAACTGAGGAATATGGGATTGTGGGTGTTCCTGCTTGCCAAGATGCTGTGGAGTAGATGGAAGCCGTGTAGTCTCCGTCAACCGCAGTTGCAGTCCAGTGGGCACAATTTATGAAACCATCTGCGGTGAGATAGTCGGTTTGAGTGATTTTCCAAGTAGTTGAGATAGTCATGATATTTTCCTTTTGGGGTTTAAAGATTAGCAAGCCATCAAAACGCATGGGACACAATATGAGCCATCTGCGTATGTGCAAGTAATGTGGTTTGAAGTTACTTTTGCAACAGTTTTAGAGCGAACAATGTCATCGCCTTGTGGCTTGGCAGTTCCATCACCCGCTGACATGAGCAAGTCACCACGAACAACAGTTGTGCCTTGAGCAATGCGGATAATCATGTCGCCTGTCATCGCCATGTTGATTTCGTCAACATTGTGTTGGTCATCAAAAGTCCAATTTACAAACACACCCGCAACATTTACATCGCCTTCTGTGTCAGACACTTTAACTTTGTTTAACTGCTCGTTTGTAACAGGATTGCCTTCAGCGTCTGTGTAAACATTCATTGCATCAAGGTTAGACAAAACAGTACCTTTGACGATTGATTCGTCTTTGGCTGTAGTAGTCTGCGCCCATCGAGATAAGTGACCGCCATTGTATGAAACAGTTGTTCCAGAGACAGAGATGCTTCCTTCAACAGTATTATCTTGCCTAAATCGGACTAAATCACCATCGTTGGTATTTCTGTTAATGTTCATACATTCTGAAGCACTAACTGTCACATTGGTTTCGCCTGTTTGGTCAGTTTCAAACCCAACAGTAGCTATATTATTTGCGGTCTTTGCAACTAATAATCGGCCGCTAGAGTCTATTCTGGCTCGTTCTGTTAATGTTCCATCAGAAGTAGAAAAATAGATTTGACCTTTTTGTGTTTGATTTGACGATGTTCCTGTCAATACGCCAATAGTTGCAATCTGTTTATCACCAACACCATTGGCAACATTCCAAAATGGCATAGTCACAACATCAAGATTGTCAGCCGTACCTCGGCTACCTTCAAAACGTGCAACACTAATACCAGTAGAGCCTTCATAACCTACATGAAGGTTTCCACTTGGACTCGTAACCCCAATACCCAAATATCCAGCCGCTGATAGAGTCATCGCCTGAGTAAAGGAGGCAACAGTGCCTGCTGTGCCAGATGCGGCAGTGTGCCAAGAAGTTACCCCGCCAACCATAAGCATATAGTTTGCAGTGTTGGTAGTTGTATATCTGTAGTTTGTTCCGTCATAGTAAAAGTTTTGACCAAACACGCCAAAAGAACCAACTCCAGCCGTTCCACCAAGCATCGAAATACCAGCACTACCAATTTGCATTGCTTTGTATGTGCTTCCCCAAGCACTCGGAGTAACTCCCAAGCCTACATTGCCTGTAAATCCATCAAGAAACATTCTTGTAACTTCACCTGCACCCGCAGAATTTGTAATGATCGCCAAACTTGGATAATTACCTGAAGGCGAATTTTGTTGTCTAAGAATTACTTTGTTTTCGTAAGATTGCGCAACTGGAGTCTGACTAAATTCAAGTTGTGGAAATCTGTTAGTTGCAAGAGAACTTGAATAGTGATAAATCTTTTCCCCAAAGTTTGCGTCTGCGGTGCTATATAACTCTAGTTTTGCGGTTGGCGAACTTGTACCAATACCCAACCCTGTTGAGGTGAGGCGCATTTGTTCTGTAAAGTTAATACCAAAAATTAAGTTATTTGTACTGCGACTTCCTAAGTAAAAATCGGTTGCGCTTCCAGTTCCATTGATTCCTTTGAATGAACCAAAATCTGCAAAGGTTGTTCCACCAGCTTGCAAAGAAACATAACCGCCATCAGTAGGTGCGTTTAAAACAAGATATGCAGATTGAGTAGCACCAGTAACAGTTAATTTAGCTCCATCAAAAGTAAGCGCAGACCCAGTAGCCAATGCACTAGAACTAGATGCGTAAACCACACCGCCTGATGTAAATGATGTTAGGTTTGTACCGCCATTGGCAGTAGGGAGTGTTCCTGTCACTCCAGTTGTCAGGGGCAAACCAGTTAAGTTGGTTGCAGTACCGCTAGATGGCGTACCAAGCACACCACCATTAACCAATGGCGCACCAGATGAGCCTACGTTTACCGCTAGAGCAGTCGCAATGCCAGTACCCAAACCAGAAACACCAGTGCTAATTGGCAAACCAGTTGCATTAGTCAATGTTGCGCTTGCGGGTGTTCCCAATACTGGTGTCACCAATGTCGGAGAAGTCGCAAACACCGCAGAGCCTGTTCCAGTTTCGTCTGTTAAGGCAGCCGCTAGGTTTGCACTACTAGGAGTGGATAGAAAGGTTGCTACACCAGTTCCCAAACCTGATACACCTGTGCTGATGGGTAAGCCTGTAGCGTTGGTTAAAGTTGCGCTAGTGGGTGTTCCAAGGATAGGAGTTACTAAGGTAGGAGAAGTAGCAAATACTGCTGAACCGCTACCTGTTTCATCTGTCAAAGCACCTGCAAGATTGGAGGAACTAAATGAACCCAAAGAGGTAGCATTGCCAACAGAAGTTACTGCACCAGTAAGATTAGCGTTAGTAGTGACGTTACCCGCAGTTAAGCCAGAGGCAGTACCTGTGATGTTTGTGCCTACCAAGGCTGATGGAGTACCTAAAGCGGGAGTAACTAGAGTAGGGCTATTGGCAAACACCAAAGCACCTGATCCAGTTTCATCTGTAACGGCAGAAGCCAAGTTAGCAGATGATGGTGTACCCAAGAAAGTAGCTACACCAGTACCCAAACCACTTACGCCAGTTGAGATTGGCAATCCTGTGGCGTTTGTCAAAGTACCAGATGCAGGAGTTCCCAATGCGGGAGTCACCAAAGTGGGACTGTTTGACAACACTACATTGCCTGTACCAGTAGAACTAGTTACACCAGTACCACCATTAGCAACAGGAAGAGTTCCTGTAATGTCGGCAGTAGAAAGAGTGACCGCATCCCATGAAGCGTTAGTACCATCCGATTGGAGATACTTGTTAGCCGCAGAGGTTTGGCTTGGCAACAAATTATTCAATGCACCAGCCGCTGTAGAAGCACCCGTACCGCCATCAGCAACTGCTAAGTCTGTAATACCAGTAATTGAACCACCCGTAATTGCGGCAGCAGAGTTGTCTGTCTTAGTCGCAATGGCAGTAGCAATGTTGTTGTACTCAGTATCAATCTCTGTACCTCGAACGACCTTGAGTGGATCACCAGGGGTTAGGTTATCCTTAGTGGCGAAATTTGTGCTCTTTGTATAATTTGACATATTAGGATATCTTTCCGTTCTTAGACTGAATCTCAATCTTCTGAATTGACAGTTGAGTGCCGTTGATAGTGGTTTCGTAACCTGTTTGAACAATTTTACCCGCACCAGAAGCATTTACATCTAGTGTCTTAATCAAGAGTCCACCCGAGTATTCTGCTGTGCCGTATTCAGCTAGGCCGTACTCATAGTTCTGTTGTTCAGGGATAAAAGCATTTCCTGACAAATAGTTGGCAGCAAAGTCAAAGCCCCACTTGATCGTGACAGTCTGGTTAGACCCACCAATGATGATTGTCTTGATTCGCTTGAGAATTGAAATCTGATTCTCATTACCAAGGTCTGCATGGTTGGTAAAGTAGCTCAATCGGTAAGTAGAAGTGTTATCTAAGAAACTTCCATACTTGCCAATAAAGCCACTCTTACCAATATACAGATCACCATTCCTGAGTGAGTACAGAGCAGTAGGCGTTATTGAGTCCCACTTGGTTACTCTGTATGCACCATCTTGCAATTGCATCTTTGTGTCAAAGCAGAAGACCTGTGAAGTAACGGGTAGGGTCAGCAAGTAAAAGGCATTCTTCTCTGAGTAAACAGACTTCAGATTAGCCAAAGTCTCTACCGCCAAAGAAGACACTAGATCAGAACGAACATTCTTGGACAAGTCTCTTAAAGGGGCTGATTTCTCTTGGATAGTCCTCATCAGAGAACGAACACCTGAGTCAGACAAGAAGATCACATCAGTACCAATTGACTGAATAGTGTCTCTAGCAATGCACCCAATAGAGCCTACTGTGTCTGACAGAACCAAGGATGCGGGAGTAGAAGCACCAGAATAAACAAGAATTTGCCGTTTACCAAAGATGAAAAAGAAATCATTGTGAGCCGCTAGACCCATGATCTCATCAGCACCATTAGGCCATACCCTAGAAACATCCAATGTTCCTGAAGTACCACCACCCCATACATGACCTGCAATCAGGTCTGAGAATGTAATGGTTACTTTGTCAGTTGAGGTATTAGCCACCCACAAACGACCAAATGCTGAAATAGCAATGTTTGCTTGAGGAACAGTTGCAACATAGCCCGACTTCTCAGAGACTCTGCGATAAGTAGTTGTACTTACTGCGGGGTCATAAATTAGTGGATCGTGACCAGTTTGGAAGAAATAAGCGATGCCATTCAAAGATGCACATTGCCAATTACTTGCTGTGATAGTTGGAGCAGAACCCCCACCACCATAGGTCAATTCGGTCACAGCATTAGCAGTTCCAAGTTTGAATAGCTTGTTATTTCCCGCAAACAGAACAGTCAAAGTACCATCAGTTTGGACTAACTCATGGATAACACCCACATTGTTAGCACCCAAAGTACCTGATGAAGCGTTAACAAGAGTAAAGCCCTTGCGTGAGCCGATACGACCATATTGGTCAATCACACAATTAGCAGCAGTTAAAGCAAAGCCAGATGCCAAATCTAATGGCGAATCTTGCGTGTTCAGGCCATAGAAGCCTGGTGCGCTAATGCTTTGACTTTGTAGAGGAGCTGCCATTAGACCGCCACAAAGTTATCTTCAGGGTAACGAGTGCTTTCCAATGCAATAGCGTCAGATAGCATTCCACGGAACAAAGCATAAGCCTCATTAGAAGCAGTACCTCCATCCTCACCACGCTCAATCAAACCACGAGCATAGGCACTTTGAGTCACCAAATAGTCCAATACTTTGACTGAAGTGCCATCAGCAGACAGATTAGCCTGTGGGATGGTCAAATCAAACTTTAGTGTATAGACACCATCGGGAACAGGAAACAGGTCAATCTTTGTGTCGCCACTACCATCTACCCCGTTAAAGCAGAACTCGCTAGGAATAGATTGTGAAGGTGTACCAAAGTTGAGCTTGCGGTTCATATCCGCAACAGTCGTGTTATCCAAAGTTATAACACTGGTGGTATTGATAGCGTCATTGATACGAAACTTCTGACCCGCACCTGTCAAAGCGTATGAGCTTGTGCCACTGGTAGTAGTAACTGTAATTGTTTGTCCCAAGACATTCCAATTATAGGAGTCTTCAATTTGACGTTTAGCATCATTGACAAACTTGCCAATCAATGCGGAATAAGTTGTTTCTGATACTGTAGAAACAGTTGTCTCACGCAATCGAATGAGAACATCGTTAACAAGTTCTAAGTAGGTCATGTTCGTTGTGCTCCCTGAACTTCAAATGTGGCAAGTACAGACATTGTTGAGCCAGCCTCAGAAGTAGTGGTTAAATAATCACCTTCTTCCATCACAAAATATTGTGAGTCTGAAATAAGCGTTAATGTTGTTCTTGCTGATAAAACTTGATCGCTAACAATTAAAGTTGATGTAGCAGTACTTGCGTCATACCAACTAAATGAAATGTGTTTGCTTGGAGCTGTGTTACAAACGTGAATTAAGACGCACCTTGCATAGTATCCAGTAGGCACTGTATACAGCGTAGTAGCTGTATTAGCAGTTAAATTCTTACTGACAGATACTGGCCTCATTTACTATTCCTCTTAGAGATCGCTTTAGCCTTAGCTTTAGCGTCTTCCTTGGACGTTGCGCCCCAGGCTCTAAGAGAAAGAAGGAGTCGGGTAGGCTTTCCATCTTTCATCTCAGCGCCAGGCATATTGCCCATACGTGCTAAAAAGGAGGCCCTTCTAGGGTTGTCACCCGACTTGACTGGTGGTTTTAAATTGCCACCTGTTTCTGCATTATACGATGCTCTGCCTTTGGCATTCAAGCCCCCAGAAGCAGATTTTCCTTCTTTTCTTTGCCATGCACTAGTTTTTGGCATTGTTTTGCTCCAATACAGCTTGACATAATTTTATGAAATCATCTGTTGATAAAGCACTTTTTGAAACATTAGCAATTCTGCATACTAATTGAACATTTCCAACTTCGTAACCTAAAGAAGAATCAATCCTATCTAAACTGCAATTGGTTTGAACAACTCCATTTGCCAATTCCATTGTCATTTGCCAACCAGTTAAAGCGCAACATCCTTTTTGAATATTCCACAATAACTCTAAAGCATCAAGTGAAATTACATCACCTTCTTTTTTCCTAGATGCTGCTTTTGATCTTAAATACTGCAAATATGAACGAACTGATTTAGTTCTCTTAAATGCAGTATATTGCAGTTTTTCTTCACCCCAAGTTCTTTTGTGGTAAGTTGCCTGCTTGACTGAAATGCACTTTATGCACCAAGAGTTGTATTTTGGTGATCCATCTACTTTTTTACCTACTGTATAAAAAAAGTTAATATCTTTCGTTACATGGCATTTTGTGCATTGCTTGACAATTACATCTGTCTGCATAACTTAGTTTTTTCCTTCTTTTGTTTGCCAAACAGGAGTCTTCATATCTACCTCATCTAAATTTTGCTGTTTTCTTTGCAATTGCTTTAGGTTGGGCAACAAACTGTTTACCAGCCTTTGTGCCTTCACGCTTGGCCTTAGTGGTTGCCGCATACTCTTTAGCCGACAAAGATTTGATAGCCGCCTCGGGTAAATATCTCTCACCTGTTACAGAGGAAGGCTTACCAGACTTGGTGCGCCATTTCTGGTCGCCCCAATCTTTTAAACTCTTTTGAGGGGCTTTCATTTCATCTTTTTAGCGCATTTACCCATAGATTTGCACTTGCTAGGTGTTGGGCAACCAGCGCAAGGCTTAAAGGT